CTGGTGTGAGATTCCAGCACTGCCACAATCATGAGAGAATCCACCATCGAGCAGCGGGTCTGCGCCTACGCAAAGAGCAAGGGCTGCCTGTCGCTGAAGTTATCTGGTCAGAACCAAAAGGGACAGCCTGACCGCATGTTCCTGTTTGAAGGTCGCGTCCTGTTCATCGAGTTCAAAGCTCCCGGCAAGCTGCCGACCGCGCTGCAATGTCGATGGATTGAACGCCTGCACGCTCACGATTTTGAAGTATGGTGCTGCGACGACATTAACGCAGGCAAGCGACTCATTGACCTAATAACGCCATGACTAAAAGCAATGAAAGAACAACTAAATGAGCTGGCACTATTCGCTGGCGCTGGAGGCGGAATACTCGGCGGCAAGCTGCTCGGATGGCGCACAATCTGCGCCGTCGAGTGGGACGGATATGCACGGGACGTTCTGGTCGCCAGGCAAAACGACGGATGTCTTGAAGCCTTCCCGATCTGGGATGACGTTCAGACCTTTGACGGACACCTATGGAGAGGCCGTGTTGATGTCGTATCTGGAGGCTTTCCCTGTCAGGACATTTCATGCGCCGGAAAAGGTGCAGGAATCGAAGGTGAGCGAAGCTCCATGTGGAAACACATGGCGCGAATCATCGGCGAAGTATTGCCGCAATACGTCTTCGTGGAAAACTCACCAATGCTTGTGGGACGAGGACTTGCCGTCGTCATCGCTGACCTTACCGAGATGGGGTATGACGCGGAGTGGGGTATTGTGGGAGCGCACCACGTCTCCGCTCCCCATAAGCGAGACAGAATATGGATTCTTGCTACCGACCCCAACGTGTGCAGATGCGACGATGGGCGCAATCCTGAACGACAACACCAAACTAATAACGCTCAAGTCAGGGCGACTGAGAAAGATCAGCAATCAGGGAGTATCTGGCAGCATCGGACTAGCGCGAACGGTTGCGATGTGGCCGACACCAAGGGCGGGAAAAACCACGGACGAAAAACGAGGAAACTTGGATGATACGCCACAATGCGGGGAAAGTAGCCACGCCGCCGCTGTCTCTTGCAGTGAAGATGTGGCCGAGGCCGAACCAACGCGACTGGAAAGACACCGGAGCGACGCAAGGCAACCGCAAATCACCGAACCTAGGTACGATGGTGCATCAACGGACTTGGGCGACACCTTGCGCGGGGGATTACCGCAGCCCGAATCTCAATCCATGCAAGAATGGACAGAAGATCGAGCCGTCCAGCGGCCATGCGTTACCAGCGCAGGTTGGTGGGCAACTGAACCCGACGTGGGTCGAGTGGCTCATGGGGTGGCCGCTAGGGTGGACAGACTGCGCTGCCTCGGCAACGGACAAGTTCCGGCAGTGGCTCAACTCGCATGGGAAACACTAAAGCCATGACCGAAACCTTCCGCCCGTTCGACTACCAGCTCCCAATGATCGAGCATCTGCTGGACAACGATCGGGCCGCTCTGTTCGTGTCCCCGGGCAAAGGCAAGACCGTCGTGACGCTCACAGCCATCGACACGCTAGCCACCTGCGGACAGTTCAAGGCGGCGCTCATCGTCGCACCATTGAGAGTCTGCTCGATAACATGGCCGGCACAGGTCGAGCGCTGGGCGCACACCAACTGGATGCGCGTGGCCAACCTACGGACACCCGAGGGCATGGAGGCGTGGCTCGATGAAACTGCGGACATCTACCTCATCAACTCAGAGTTGCTACCTAACCGCCTCCACCAGATGTTCCCACCGCGATCCAAACGCTGTCCGGTGGACACGCTGGTGATCGATGAGCTGTCTCTAGCCAAAAACCCACAGTCCAAGCGGTTCAAGGCGCTGCACAAGCACCTCGCCGCGATCCCGAGGCGCTGGGGGCTGACCGGCACACCGATCCCAAACAACTACCTCGACCTGTGGATGCAGGTCAAGATGCTCGACGACGGTGAGCGGCTGGGCAGGTCATTCAGCGGCTACAAGGGAGACTATTTTTACCCCGCTGACTACATGGGCTACAATTTCAAGCTCCAGCACGGCGCGAAGGAGCATATCGACCGCCGACTGGCTGACATCGCGCTGGTCATCGTCGGCGACGGCAGCGACCTGCCATCATCCAGCGTGGTGGACGTGCCGATCGTCATGCCGCCAGACGCTCGCAAGCAGTACCGGACGCTGCAAAAGGAGATGCTTGCCGAGATCGGTGACGGTGAGATCACAGCGCCCAGCGCCGCAACGCTCTGCAATAAGTTGCTCCAACTGACCAGCGGCGCGGTCTACGATGAGGATCGCAACGTGCTGCCTGTCCATGATGCCAAGATCGATGCTCTGCGCGTCCTGCTCGACAAGCACAAGGGCGAGCCAGTGCTGATCCTGACTGCATTCAAGCACGAGTCAGCTCGCATCATTGACTCGATCCAAGAGGCACGCATGTTCAACGAGCAACTGCTCGGTGAGTGGCAGGCTGGACGCATCCCTGTCTGGGTCGCCGATCCGCGGTCGCTGTCGCACGGCATCGACGGGCTGCAGAAATCATGCCGGATCGCAATCTGGTGCAGCCTGACCTACAGCCACGAGACGTACGTCCAGACCAACGCCCGGCTGATCCGCACCGGACAAACCGCTGAGACCATCATCTACCGGATCATCGCACCGGGGACTATCGACGACGCGGTTGCCGAAGCACTGCGAGATAAATCCGACACCCAGACCGGCATGTTACATGCCGTCCGCGCTCTCCAACGAATGACAAACAAAAATCTTGGATAAATAAAAAAACTGTTTATCCTGACCTCGCCGCACCGTAAATAGCGGCCATTGGATCTGACCCGATGAAAACCACACACACAAAATGCGCCCCGTTGCGCGAGAGTGTCCTAGCCATGCTAGGAGTCAGACGCTCTTGCCTCGGGGCGCGCCTGTTTTAAATTTATGAAAACAAACACAACAACGGAAATAGACACATTAGCTTTTTCGGCAATTCTTAATGGGTTGCTGGCATCTGGACACTACACAAAAAAAGTAGAAATTGACGAAGACGGAGATGTATCTCGCGGCGGATACATTGATGATGATTACGGCAAAAATTGGAGAGAATACTCCGAAGATAATCCGCGAATTAATATGAGATTTATTCCATTAGCAGTCACACACGCCGAACAATTGTGGATGCAAATGAAGCGTCATCTTAATATTAATGCCAACGAATAAGAAAATTTGTAAATTATGAACACATTAATAGGACAAGCCGGAATTAAGCATTGGAATAGCACATGGAAGCACCATCACGTCCCTGTTGAATTCAAGAAACGCATCCGAGTTGTTGCAATCCGCGAAGGTACATGGAAACCAAATTTTTCAATAGCGTTAGATTGCCTTCCTTGGAATATATTTGATCACTGGGGAAGTTTTATACCACAGGGTCAAACAAAAAGACAAATGGCATCTATGCCTTATTCAGGTGGCGATGAAATGGCAAAAGTATGGGCTGAGAAACACGGCATTAATCTTATTATTTCTGAGAATTCTCCATACGGACACGGCACTCGGATTTACATTTTTAAAATATGAATAAATACCCAAAAATTCACCCAAAAAAAACTCGACTAACAAAAAAGGGAATTGATCCAATTCAGCGAGCTTTGTCTGAAGATGAGCTTGATGCCCAGCTTCGCGAGGATATTGAAAAGGCTAAAAAACATGCTGCCGAACGTATTGCTACTAACAAAAAAGCGTGTGATGAACGCCGTGCAAAACGAATGACAATCTCTTGAACATGACTACGACTATGCAACATCCCGAAATCGACTTTTACTCATCCGCCACCGCCTCGACCGCGTCGGCGACAACCACACTCACCGATCTGATCGATGCGATCCGATCCGATGAGTTCGCCACCAAGATCGCCAAGCTACGATCGACGCTCGCCGCTGGCGACGACGATGGCTACGCAGTCGCTAAGAAAGACCTGCAGGCGGTCAGTATCTCCGGCACAGCCGAGGGCAAGCGAGCGAAGGCGATCGAGGAGGGGCGGTTTACGCACTCCGGCTTTCTGCAGCTCGACTTCGATGCCGCCGACAACGTCGGGTGGACGGTCGAGGAGATCGTCGAGATTTTGCAGGCGGAACCGCGCATCGTCGCTGCCTTCGTATCGCCCAGCGGTCATGGAGTCAAGGGCATCGCTCGCATCCCGACCTGCACGACCCGTGATGAGCATGTCGCCGCGTTCGCATCCGCTCGCAACCACTTCCGCGCCTTCAACCTGACCATCGATGAGGCATGCAAAGACCCGGTGCGTCTCATGTTTGTCTCGCACGATCCAAGTGCATGGCTCGATCTGGATCGCACCGCCGTCTTCGAGCCAGTCGCCGCCGCAAACGGGACATGTCCCAAGACAAAGAAGTCGAGCATCAAGCTCAAGTCACCGCGCACAGCATTCCCACTGCCACCACGCGAGGGTATCCATGCGTGGCTCATGCAGGCAGCATGGCACTGTCGGTTCGCTGGTATGAACGAGGCTGACACGATCGCCAAGCTCGAAGCCTACGAGGGGACGCTGCGCCGGAAGTACCAGCCCAACGAGGTGACCAATGCCGTGCGATCGGTCTACGACGCACCGATGCCCGAGCCGTCCGCCGACTGGCGCGAGGCTGCCGACATGGCTGGAGCAAAGGCGGCCAGTGGCTCGACGATGCAGTCATTCGATCCACAGGACATCTACTACGATGCACCTGCCAACAAGTATTTAGTCAAGGTTGGATTGTCGTTCATGACGTTTTCTAAGCTGTCGCCGATCTTGACTGGGTTGACGCGGCATCTGGCTAAGGACTACGACGACCCGAAAGAACTCATGATGGCGGCCCGTGAGGCGTACAAGGCGAGAGAACTCGATGGCGGTGTGCAATGGCACGGTGGCATCGCCGGTCATGCTCAGGGGCTGTCAGTCGACAGCAACGACCTGCCGATCCTGATCACGTCCGAGGCTAAGACACCGCGACCAGCAGCCGGGGAAGCATCTCTCATCGGTGACATCATTTCCAACGCATTCGCCGATGAGACTGCGACCTTAGTTTTTATGTCATGGCTCGCAGGGCGCTACAAGGCAGTGCGCTCACATGTTCACATCCCATCGCCGATGCTCGTGCTGGCTGGCGAGATCAACAGCGGCAAGAGTCTGCTGGCGTGGATCATTGCTCAGGCGCTCGGTGGTCGCACCGCCAACCCGTACGCCTCATGGAGCGGCGGCATGCTCTGGAATGATGACCTTGTGGCATCCGAGTTGCTGCTGGTCGACGACTGCGTTGGATCAACCGACATCCGCAGCCGACGAAATTTCGGCGCATCGTTCAAGGAGGCGATCTACCCGCATGTGATCCAACTCCGCAAGCGCAACTCATCGAGCATCGCCGTCCGGCCAGTCTGGGCTGTCGTCGTCTGCTGCAACGACACACCCGAGAGTCTGCAGATCATCCCGCCGCTCGACAACGACCTCGCCGACAAGGTGGCGCTCCTGCACGTCATCGGCGTGGCGCTGCCGGTCGACACCTCGACACCCGAGGGCAAGCTCGAACTCCAGGCGCTCATCCGATCCGAGCTGCCAGCGTTCGCTCAGCAACTCATGGACTGGGTCACGCCCGAGGAGCTGCACGACAGCCGGTCAGGGGTCAAGGCATGGCGCGATCCAGCGCTCACCGATGCCGTCGACGCTCACAGCCCGGCACGTCGACTCGAAGACCTGCTGGACACCGCACTCACCCACATGGGGCTGTGGGGCGACCTGCCTCGAGAGCTGACATCCGCAGACATCCAAGGCAGGCTCGAGGATAGCCAGTCGCCTGTCCGCGACCAAGCGCGGCAACTCTGCACATGGCACGGTGCGATGGGGTCAGCGCTCGCCAAACTGGCACGATCAGGCAGTGAGTTTGTCGCAGCATCCCAGAATACGGTGGCAGGCAAACCGCCGCGATATTGGGTCAGTCCGCCGAAATTCAAACAATTGTTTGAATAAGCCGAAATTTGGTCATGTATTTACAAAAGCAGTTTCTAGCGTATTATGTAGGGTATTGTTTTCCACTCTACAGTTTAAAAAAAACAGTATATATAGTAATAAAAGAGAAGAGGAAAAAAACAAAAACCGCAAACAGACAAACAAGACCCCCCAGAACCCCCCAGCACTACCGCCATGGATCACCCACAAATTAGGCATTGCAATAATCAATCAACTCGATACCATCGCCGCATGAAAGCCAAGACTCAAAACAACTTTGCTCGATTGATCGGGCAGTACAGCGCCCGACACATCGTCGCTGCGATCGGCTGCTCACTGCCGACCGCCTACGACTGGCGATCTGGTCGACGATCGCCGCCAGCGTGGCTTCACCACCGATACCTCACCGATCTCGCTACTTACCAGCCGCAGGTCAGCCATGAACAAAAAACAGCCTGACAGCTACGAGCCGGACATGGCGGCGATGATCGATCTGCCCGAGGAGATCGTCGCCGATGACTACGGCGTGACGATCGCCGTGGCTCGACGCATCATCGTCGACCGGCAGGACGTGGCTCGACGTGGTCAGGCAGAGATTCTTGCCAGCGTGATCGGGCTGTTGATCCAGAGTCGCAACCTCAACGTGCAGGTGCATGCGCTGGCCATCGCATTCGGCATGGACGAGCTGAATGGCGCACATAGTCAGTCAGAGGTTGCTCGAGAGCTTGGAGTGACTCGTGCGCTTGTATCGCATTATGTGCTTGCATGGCGTGACGTGCTGGCAGGTGGAGTGGGCGCGTTCGACAACCGCACCTACCGCAAG